GGTGGCATCGTTCGTCCAGCCGCCGCAATAAATGAATGTGAACGGCAGATAGGTCAGCGCCAGAGCATCGATCAGCGCCTTCCGCTTGGCCAAGGTGGACCCGTTCGACGCGAAGGCTTGCGCATAGCCGCCGGGGATAGACCAGTTCACGTTCGGGATGCGCGGGGCATTGTGAGCCGGCTTGGCAAGGCCACGGCCTACCGGACCCATCTCGCCATAGGCGTCACGATATCGCGGTGCTTCGCCCTGACCGTATTCGATCGAGGTTCCAAAAATCAGCCCGACCGGGGTGACACCATCCCAGCCTTCCGCCTCGATCAGCGCCGGGCCGGGAGCCCACTGCGAATTGCCCGTAAAGTCTGAACCGTCGGTGCCGTCCATCACTCGGGCGGAGATGTCCGACGATGACACCTGACTGCGGTCGCCGATGTTGACGCCGCGGGCGCGAGTAAAGCTGTCGACCACCCTCTTTGCTGCAGCAGCGTTGTAACGGCAGATCCTGACGGCGCACCAAGTACTCGGCGGTATTATGATGTTGGCCGGAACGTCGGTTGCCACACTGCCGCCAGCGGTGATCGTGAATGAGTTCTGGCCACCGACCTGCAACTGGACCGGAGTTCCATCCCGGCCGACCTGAAACGAGACGGCAAGATACTGCTGCGAGTTCGTGGCGCTGACTTCGGGCGCCGACGTCGAATTGGTCAGATACCAGTTGGCAAAGCCGAGCCGGGGATTACGGGTCCACCATGGCGGGCTGAGATACCAGTGCCGGGAAACCTCATATTCCTCGCCAGAGGCCACGGTGATTTCCTGCTGCGGTGCCCGGATGCCCTGCCCCCACAGCATGCGCTTGGCGTTGCGCGTGATCCCGGAGAGGACATAGGGGCTATCGAGGTTCAGGACCGGCTTTGCCTCGACAACTTGCCCGGCGCTGTTCGTGGTCAGCACCACGCCCGAGTTGGTGATTTCCATCAGTTCGTTCCCTTTCGGCAGCCCGCCATCTTCATGCAGGTCTTGTCATTGGCGATGATCCGTTTCGCCGCCGGCAGATCGTTGTTGATCAACCACGCCAACGCGGGCCGCGACGGGTTGTTGAGCGTGAAACCCGCACCGTCATTCACAGTGGCTGCGGTTGTCGACGTACACCCAGGTAAGGCCGACATCGCGGCAAACAGCGGCAGCATCCATTTTATCGAATTGCGCATCGAGAACTCTCCGTTCAGCAATGAGTTGGTTGGACTTGGCGATCTCGGCGGCGACCTGCTTGTCGATACCGCGCAGTTCCGCATCGTGCAGTTGCTTGGCGTACCAGGCGCCCACAACGCCGAGGACGACGATCACCGCCAGGGTGTAGAGGATGGGTTTGGTCATTGTTGGCTCCTTGGGATCATGAAGTGACCGATAGAATCCCGATTGCCCTTATGATTTTCATTCGCCCACGTCCGCGGCTGAAACTTGAAGTCAACGGGCACGCCGGACTTTTCGGTCAGCCACTTCGATATTGCGCATGTGAGGATGAGCCACTTGGGGTCAAACTCCCATTGGCAGTTCTTCGGGAAAATATCTGGGAATTCGCGCTCGAATGCGTCGTCATCCATGATCATGACGAGATCAACATCCCGCCAATCCGGTCGCTGCGTCGAACTGCCGACGATGTAAATGTCTTCACCGAAAGCGCGCGTCAGATGGTTGCAGGCTAGTTTCAATTCGAAGATAGCCGGGACGCCGATGTAGGATGCCTTCTTGCGCGGCTCTTCTGCGCTCATGGCGTTTGCTCGCTTGTCGTTGTGACCGTCGCGACGTTGTCGGTGACTTCCGCTTTGACAGTGGTTTCGGTGTTGGCCGGCGGGCCGGCGATGTTGGTCTGCTTGGCGACGAAGTCGGCGCCGAAGGCGGCGGTGACCAATCCAAACATGAATGGCGTCAAGGCCGCCCATGCGCTGAGGGCCGCATCGGGCGCGAATTGGCTGATCGGCAGACGCCACATCAGGTATGCGCCGAAGAACATCCAGCAGAAGAACACGAACGAGGAGAACTCGCGCTTCAGGGTACTACGGCTGATGTAGGCCCACATGGTCAGATAGCCTTGTCGGCCTTGACAAGTTCGGCATGGAGCGCTGCCCAAGTCTTCGGCCCGGCCGCCCCGTCGACCGCCCCGGTATAGCTGCCATACTGCTTTGCCGCCCGCTGAAAGCCGCTGATGTCCCTCGGGCCAAAGCCGAGCACGACGAGCCCGAGCCTGACGAAATGGTCGCAGCGATCGGCGAAACCATTCAGGCCGCCGTTGATGCGCTTGGTGATCGTCTCGATATCTCCCTTGTCGGCGAACATGTTGAGCTTGCGCGTTTCCCAATACCAGAGCGGCACAAGGCCTTCCCATGGATCGGTGTTTACGAGATCGGGAGCCTTTACGAAGTCTGGAGGCTCGAAGCCCTTCACAGCGCTCCAGTCGCGGAATGCGGCATAGTTGCCCTTGCCTGTCAGCTGCATCGCGGTGCGGCCGCGATAGAGATATCCATCGCCGTCAGCCGCTGGCGTGTTGCCGAGATCAGTACGGGTGTCATATCGCTTCTGCGCCGGCGTCGGCCCCCATATCTCGCCGTCGTACCGGAACTCCCCGCTCTCGTGCATGACTTGTGCGAAGAACTGGACGAGCCTGGCGCGCCTATCCATGCCCAAGGTGGCGCCGAAGTGATCGATGGCGACTAGGACGGAGTTCATATTGCTCTCATTGACCGGTGCTTTTGCGGCCAAGCGGATTTGCTGCGCGGTGACGACGCTCATGCCGAATATCCTTGTGCCTTGCCGGCGAACGGCGAGGTTCGCACGGCGTCGTAGAAGACGCTGCGGTTCATGGTAATGGTCCTTGGTCGAAATTAATCTTGAAGGGGATGAGTCGTTGACGGCACGCTCGGCCTGTCTTATCAACCGACAAGTGAGGCGACTATCGTTCGCCCTTTGGATGAGATGTTGATGCGTTTAGAAGTCTGCCCGAGATGCCGCCGTCCGTGCCTCGATAGAGACGACGATTCCGCAATGAGTGCCATCCATGGAGCGAATCACACCATATGTGTCCCCTGCTACATGGATGAGGATCAGGAGATTATTGTCGCCGGGACGAATGATCTTCCTGCTATCCTTTCAAAATATGGACCCTCAAACAACCTCAGCCACGGCAGCAAGAGGCCGTGGGAATAGCTTACACGCAGACTACGCCGCGCAACAGCATTCGCGCTTTTGCTGCGGTAACCAGAGCATCCAGATCAGCAGCATTCTTTGCGCCACTGTAGAGAGCTGCCAGACCGAGATCGCCATCGCAATTTGAGCCCAACTGATAGGCCGCCATACCGAAGCAGTGATTGCCAGTCGCCGCGATGACCGCTGCGCCAGCATAGGTCGGATCGACAGTCTGCCCCCCCGCCCCGCCGGCGCGATAGGTGAACGTGCCTGTATCCTTGTCGAACGACCATGCGCCAACCGACCACTGAAAGCGGTCTGAGGCCGCAACGCTGAAGCTCTTGGTCGTGGCAGTGTTGTTGAACGATGGCTGCGCAAACAACTGGTTCGGGATGGCGGCGCCCGATGCCAGCATCTGCTGGTTCCACGCGATCGGCGATTGAGCGTTTGTATTGGCCATGTTCTCGCCCGAGATCGCGGCACTCTGCTGATGGATCGCCGGGAAGGTGTTTGATGCAAGCGCCCCGAGATAGCGGAACGCTGCAACCACGCTGAACGAACTGCCGCCCATGGCCACCGGCGTCTTGAACAGAAAGCCCCTGCCGCTGTCATCATCAACCGTGCCGATGGCATTGCTCTTCTTAGAAACCGCTGCGGCGCCGGTGAGAATGGTTGCTGTCCGGCCATTGCCGGAGAAGTCGCGCAGCGAGGTGACGGGGTCGCTTACATTCCCCTCCTCGCAGAGATAGAGCGCCTGCAGGCCGATAGACGGAAAGCCGTAAATCTGATCCTGCAGCACGCCAAGCTGCGAGGCGGAGTCGTCCAGGTCCGAAATGCTGATGATGACACTCATGGGATTGTCCATCCAATAGGCAGGCAGAAATTAATCAGCCAGTTGTTGAGGGGATAAGGCTTGTCGACCAACGCGGCGATATTGGCCGCGAGATAGTCTCCAGTTCCAGCGGAGTAATTGTAGAGGTCATCAGACCGCATGCCATCGCTGTCACAGACGCATGTCGCGCCGTTGAACGTCGTCTTGCTACCGGCCCACAGGAGTGGATTCGACTGTAGCGTGCGGCTCGGCTTGATTGCGATCACCGTAGCCCCGACGATCTCCACCGACGAAATGCCAACGTCACCGTAATCGTCGGTGAGCCGGAAACCCTTGGCGCTGAAATCCGTGGCCGTGTTTACGACATATGGCAGACTGAACTGCACCGGCGGGGCCGGAACATGGAGGCCGAGATAGACAGTACCCGCCTTGTATTCGATCCATAGCGGCGATAGCGGGCGCCAATCCAGGCGATCGACAAGGACATGCCGGACAATCTTCGCCATCAGCGATCCGAACCAGCGATAACCGTTTGCATCGAGATGGCCGCCCTTGTCGGTGACAGGGTATGCAGGGCCAAGCATCCAGCAGCCGACATTTTCACGAACGAATTCCCACTGCGCCATGCCGATGGCCATTTGGTTGGTGTCGTCGACGAAGTTGCCAGAGGTCTGATAGGTGAAGAAGGATGGCGGGAGAGACTGCCCGGTGATAGCTGCGATGTCAGCAATAAGGTCGCTGCGCATTTGGGCCAGCTTGGTCTTGTAGCCGCTCTTGGTCGCGTCTCCGCCGTGCGAGGTGTCGTAGTTCCATTCACCCTGCATCCAGAGAAGCGCAGCGACCGCCGAGGTCTCGCTCGCGGCATCGGCAAGGGCCTTGTGAAGCGTGATGGCGTCAATGTTTCTCTGATAGAGGTTCGGGCTCGCGCCTTTGGTCAGCTGCTCGATGGTCTTGCCAGAAACGGCAGTGACGGCGGCAATCCATTTGCGTGCCGGCGCGCCGCCGCGATCTGCCCAGCCTTTGGCGACATGATTGGTGACCGCAACCACGCAATTTTCGCCCTCGGCACTATCGCCAGGGCTAAGCGCGGCCACCGCGGCATCGGAGAACACATCGGTGCGCGTGCCTTGTGGCTCGACAGTCGCGATGAGGGGCTGCAGAGTTGACGAGCCGATCGGGACGAACGAGGCTGTTCCAGACGTCTGCGGACGAACGGACTTGCCGATCATGAAGCAATCCGAGCGAGGCGTGCGCGACTTAGCCGGCCATCCCTCTTGCGCCGTCCCGAGCGACTGGCCATAGACGACAATCATTTGCCTTACAGCATCAAGGGCAAGAACTGCGGCATTGTGGGGCCGCTGTGTGATCGACCGGGCGAGCGCCTGGTTCTGGGCGTCCCGATATAGCTGAGAAAGGCGCGCCGAAGAGCCGGCAAACGCGGTGTGAACGTCGCCTTCTTTGACGCCGATGACGGGCTTGTCATTTGCGCCAACGACGGCCCAACCCCAATCGGCACTGCGCGCCTTCATCCGAGCGATGTCATCGCCGAACGAGATATAGCCAAGCACGCTGATCGACTGGAGCGCCTGAAGTTTGTGGACGATAAAGGTCAATGACCTGTCCATCGCCGCGGCGATCTTGCCGGAACCGCCGATGACCGCCCAAACATATTCAGATACCCGATGGCTGATGCTATGCGGCGTTGCCGGGCCGTCAAGGCCCAATTCATATTTACCGCCGTTCGGCACAATGAAGCGGTTGGCAATGAACCGAAGCTGATCATCAATCGCGGCGACCACCTTCTTGCCCGATCCTGCAATTGCCCAAAGGATATTGGTTGCGAACGGGATCGAATGCAGGATCGAGAAAGCGCTCCCAGCCTTCACGCCCTCAGTTCTGTCTTGCAGCCAACTCACCGAATCCGACCGAGTGGCAACCTCGCTGTTGAGCGCTGTTGTCAGTGTCGTATCGGCGCCCGCCCTTGTAACAGCCTCTGCGGCCACCGCTGCCGTGATTGCAGCCGTTTGGCTTGTGGACACCGGCTTGTTCACGTCAGACGTATTGTCGACGTTGGACAGGCCAACCTGGGCTTTCGTGACCGCGTGCGGATTATCAACCCGGGCTTCATGGGCCGCGCGCGCGCTCACCTCGGCATCAAGGTCGACCTGTTCGGCCATGGCGCTCAGGCCCTCGCCGATGCGCTTCCAGCCTGCCGGCGACGTGCTCCACTTATAGAGGCCGTGATTGGCTACAGTGCCGCCCACTACCGGGTCCGTGTGCGTCCCGACATCAGATGGAATGACCTCCGCGCCCGCGCCAGCAGTGCCAGTAACGGCGACCAGTTGCGCCCACGTCTCATAAGTGCCGCGGCCGGAAATCTGATTGTCTTCTAGGGCCTCAAATCGATCATCCAACTCAGCATTGACCAGCTCGGCAAGTTTTTCGCCGTTGACCTTCCAGGTTCGACCTCCCCTCGAATGCGGGACGACAATACCTGCGAGCGCCGGTGCCGGATCGGTCGACAACTCTGGAATAAGAATTCTCGGTACGTCAGCCATGATCAAACCGCCAATGCGAAGATGTCGACCGAGAACAGGCCGTTACCGTTGACGGTGCCGGTCTGATCGTCTTCGTAGTAGTATTCAAGGTTCGCGATGGAATACCGCGTGTACGTTGTGAGCCGCGCGCCGAGACCTCGCAGAATGCCATTTCCGGCAGCTAACGGGCCGGGAGGGCCGATATTCGCCGAGCGGATCTCATTGAGGGCAATGAATGGCCGCGTCATCGGCGTGCGTGCCCAATTGAGCGAAACTGATGAACCGGAGAGCGTTGCCCAATCCACCGAGTCGGCGAGGGCTGTGCGCTTCTGCGTTTCGCTCGACAGTCTGGTCTTGTTGATCAGGTTAGTGATCGTCGGCACGTTTGACGAGTTGGTGACGACACGGGCCGCAAGCATGTCGTCATAGGTGCTGTCAAAGGCGGCGTTGGTTTCCAGCAGGGATGACGGGTTATAGGTACCGGTGTCGGCAATATCCTGCAGACTGAAGCCGTCCGTCGGGTTCCATCGCAGATGATAGACCTTGCTAGGAAGCGTGGCAAAATCAACCTGCACAGTGGTGATTTGATAAATACCGCGATGCTGGAAAGTGCGGCCAGCCGGCACCCTCACCTGGCCTGTGCCAGGCGATGTCACGTTGAGGTGACCGTCGACATGGAGCACCTCAGGGAAGATCGGCAGTCTGGCGCGGGCCTGCGACATGAGTAGGAAGTCACCAGAGCCGCCGGTGGCTGCCGCGATCAGCGCAAGGATGGATTGATAGACGATTGTGTCATCGTCATCGTCGCCGGTGAGCCCCGCTCCAGTGATAATCGCCTGCAACTCAGCTTCGAGGCGCCGGAACATGCCGTTGAAAAGCATCTGGTCTGCCGGTCCACACGGGAAGCCCTCCTGCCTCTCGTCGATCGTAGGCAAGCGGTTGTTCCCGCCGGTCGAAGAGAACGGCGTCGAAAAGTCAGCCATGTCGTTATTTCCTCAGCAGGAATATGGTTTTACATCGATTTCGCACATCCAGTCGCCATCGCGGACGTATGTGCCGGCCGAGATGAAATCTCCATCTTCGGTCCAGAAATACCGATCCGCATGCGTGGCGAGGATCGGGTCGTCATCGTACTCTTGGCAGAACCCTGCCCACCCGGTGCCAAAGCCGAATACAGGAAACAGCCCAAAGTGAAAGCGCGTGCGAACGCCTAGCGCCACCGGCAGCACCCTCGGAACAAGCTGCAGGACGTTCTTTTCTGCCTGCGTCAATTGGCGAAAAGGCGCGAGCACAACGCGCTTGCGCCCATAATCGAGCACCTGGGCGGCTGGTCCATAAAGGTCCTGCAAAGCGGCGGTGAGATCGTCCAGCCCAAAGCGGCCCATGAACTGATAGCGACGGGCCTTCAGGAATGAGCGATAGAGATCATCATCATCGATGCAGATTTCCGACACACCAGGACCGCAATTGAGCCATGTTCCGTCATCGCAAAAGCCGACAACGGGATAGTCTGATACGAACCCGTCGCATTCGAAGCCGAATACAGGCGTCGTACCGCAGATGCAGTGGCAGCGAGGAAATCCAAGCCGCTTGCCGATGATGGTCAATTGATCGCCAACAGCCGTTTCGATGTCGAAATGTTCCGGCAGGTCGCAGATTGCCGTCTGCACCTCCGCCACCTTGCCGAGATAGTTTCGCAGCAGGAACAGAAGGTTCTGGCTCTCTCGATACTGTGTCAGGACGCGGTCGACACCGGCCTCGATCAGAACCGAAGGATCTTCGCAGGCCATCAGACGATCACCACACTCACGTCATCGAGAACCGCCCGCTCGATGAAGGCAAGGACAACGGGATCGTTGTCGGCCTGATCTATCTCGTCACGGCTGCCGTTGAAGCTAACCACTTCGACATTCGAGAACTGGTTTTCGATCACCGTTCGAATTTGGTAGTGGTCGATGTCCTCGCCGTTGAGCAGAAAGGCCTTCGAAATATAAGTGTCGCGGATAGTCGTCGCCGATGGCGGGGGGCAGCCCATCACATCTTTCTTGAGCTTAACGTAAATGACCAGATCGACTGGAACCTCGATCGGCCGCAGAATGCGGAAGGACCGACAATAGCCGTCGATGATACTCGATATGGTCGCGTTGCCATGAAGGACGCTGCCGGGCACAATGTAGGTGCGGATTGCTTGTCCTATCTCTCCGTTATCTCCGCCGGTCACCGCAACGCAGATGGAACCGGCCGGTTGCCCGTTCTCGTCAGCCTCATCGGTATCGTTGATGAAGATGTGGCTGTAAGTCACGCCATCAAGCTCACCAACGGCACGGCTGATATCCTGAATATCGATGCGGGCCGCGCCAGCGTTGGTGATGCCCTGCCGATAGGATTGGTCGATCTCGCTCTCGGCGCGCTCCAACAGTCGGATGCGGCCAAGCATTTCGAGCCGAAAGCCTTCGGCCTGGTCAGGGTCATAGGACTGGTAGACGTCCTCGGCGAGCTCCCAAAGCTTCGTAGCAGCCTCGGCGAAGATGCCGTTCAACTGGCCAAGCGGGGTTTCCGCATCCTGGATGACGCCAGCGCCGAATTCTGTCCGGTTGAGCGCCTCGATTTCCGAGAGGATGACCGACAGAGGCTTGCGGACAAAGCCCGTGGGCTGAACGCCGAAATCTGTCATACTTTCACCTCTTGATCATAGTCAGTCATCACGTCCACGGACTTGATATGCAGCCCGCGCGTGGAGCGATCGAAGGAAACCGAAAACGAAGTGATCTCGGTGACGCCCTCTGTGCCGAGCAGGCAGGCTTTCGTCACAGCTTCGGCCAATGCCGGGTCGTAGCGCTGGCCCAGTATCTTGGTCAGCCAGGACACCCCGATGCTCGTGTCGAGAAACCACTCGCCTTCGAACGTATTGAGCCGCTGGCGGGCATGCTGGCCCACGGCCTCTGCATCCTTCACTGTCGCCAGATTGCCGTCAGCGCCGAAATAAAGGTCATTGGTGGCCTGATCGATTGCGAGCCCGAGACGACTGGTCATAGCGCCATGGCCTGCAGTTTGGCGTAAATGGCTTTCAGGTCGTTTCCGATCTGCGTGTATTCCGCCGTGTGGACGAGTGCGGGTTCGGTTCCGAGCAGCAGAAAGCCGTCGCCGGTGCGGTCGACAGCCTGCGCCAGAAGATCATAGATATTTCCTTGATTGCCATCGATCCGAACCTTTCCGTCGGGGCTGCCCTTGATCCCGTATTGGCCCTGCGCATCAAAGCGCATGTGCGTGTTGTTAGGATCGACGTTCGGCAACGGGTCGGTCAGGCTGTCACCGCCGGTGATCGTGGCGCGCATGTCGGAAAGATGAAACGACCGAGCATCTGAGGGTGCGCCATCGTTCTCATCATCGTACTTTTCACGGCTCCTCATTGATGGGTTGAGCATCACCTTCGTACCGGCCGGGATGGGATGGGTGATCGCAGAGTTTGCCGAGCGCGGGAATTCAACTGGCACCTCATAAAGCTCCGCCATCTCGACCGGCTCGCCATTCTGCACCGGCTTATAGAGTGGCTTCACAGTGGCAGTTTGGGTCGCAGCATCATAGGAGACGATCTCCGCCGGTATCGATCCCCACTGAGCTTCTCTGTTCGTCTGCGTCTGCTGCCCGTAGACGTCGGGATCCCAATTGGTCTGTTTGCCGAGGTAACCGACGGTGCTGCTCATTTTTTGCCCTCGTCCACCTTGCCGCCCTTGACAGCCTCGCCGGTGACGTCGACCCGGAAATCGCCGTCGAAATTGTCACCGCGGAACGTGGCTTCGGTGACGCGATAGATGCCGTTGTCGGCGTTCATCTCGATCACGCTGCTTTTGACCTGAACGCGCCGGTTCGGCCGGATTTCTGGGTTCAAGAGCGTCGATACCCGGCAGCCGTTGTCAGTGATCGTCGGCGTGTCGATCATGCCCGTTTCTGGCGAGATCACCGCCACCATGCCGATAAAGCCATCGCTCGGGATGATCTCCATCGCCTGGTTTTGGATGTTCCAATAGAACTTCTTGCCCCGGCCGATGGTGTTCATCTCCATGGCGCACGAACCGCAAGTGGCATACGGCCGCTTGTAATTCGGCTCCATATCATCCGGGAACTTCCATTCCCCGCGCGAGACGCCTTCCTTTTCCAACTGCTTGTAGAGGTCGTCGACCACGGTCTTGACCGGCGTGTTCTTCGGATAAGACTTGTTCGTGACTGCCTTGCGCAGTGCCTTGTCGCCGTCGCCGCAGGAAATCGTGGTGATGATGTCGGCGCCGGAACGCTTGTGCGCCACATCGCGGATATTTCCCTTGAAGATGATGCCAACATTATTGCCACCGGACGGCGGGTAATAGCCGGCTTCGAGCGTGATCTCGTCGAACTCCTTGCCGATCGCGTTCCGATGGCTTTCGGTCAGATTGTAGATCGAGATGTTGGCCGTGTTCGCCGTCGACGAGATGTTTTTCGTCACCTCGAACTCGATCTTCATCTCATGCTTCAGGATGCCTCCAGGATTGACGATGAAGCCGCCGGTGAAAGTGGCGCGCACCTTGCGAAGGTATTGTTGAATGATATCCTCCCCTTAAGCGGCGCCGATCGCGGCGAGGTAGTTGTTGAGGGCGGAATAGAACAATGCCATCTCGGCTGCAGACAGCGCAGCACCGATGAAGGCTGCCGCATATTGTCTCGTCGAGAAAGAATTGAAGGTGCCAACGTCATCGCGGGCACCGATGTTAAGCGCTCTTGTTGAGACAGCTACCGACGCCGATGCGCCGCTGCTGATCAACACGCCATTTCCATAGGCGGCGAGATTGCTGGCATCCGGCCGAACCGCCGCATACATGCCAAGGCTCGCCGAGTTGCCAGGCGCGATCCCCGAGCCGCTGCCGCTGTTTAGACGGTTGAGGAAGAGGTTGCTGGTGTTTCTAATGAAAATCGTCGAGTCCTGAGAGGCGTTTACCGTTCGCGCACCGATGTCGCATGAGTCTTGCGCAATATCAGTGCGAGACCACACCCCCAACATTGAGCTGTTCTGCGTAAACCTTGGCGACGGAGCAGAGGACGGCGTGAACCCGGTCGAGAGATAGCTGGACGTCCCGTTTCCGGCATAGCCACGATCAGCGGTAAATGTCGGAGCAGAGACCTCCGAGAGATTATATTGATCCGCGATCCAATTGCGCTGTGCAGCCTGGGCGTCTGCGGCTGCCATCAGATAGAGCGCGTCAAGTTTAGACCAAATGCCTGCAACTTTTAGGGCGCGGATGAGACGGTTAATCTGAGCCTTTCGACCTGCAGTCGGCGGCGTAGTGAACCGGGCGATAAGCGCCGCGGTCTCAGTCTCAAACGCAGCTAAGGATATACCAGTACCCCGCTTTTTTCGCAGGCTCTGCGTCATGTCACATTGCCTGTGTATGCAGCGTCACAACATAGACTTCACTGTTGGCTGCAGGCGTGAAGCCGCCGTTGGTGACGAGGTAGCCGAACAGATTGGCGCCCGAGAGCTTGATCTGCTTGTTGATGTTCGTCTGCTCGACGTAGCAGGTAGAACCGAGATTGACGGGCGCGCCGAGATCGATATAGCCAAGGTAGGAAGCGCGATCGCCGGACGGCAGGCTGAACGCACCATTGTCGGCCACAGCCGACGGCGGCGTGACGTTGTAGAGGTAGAGCCGGAAGCTCGTCATGCCTGACGGGATCGCAGAAATATCAAGCTCAAGTTGCGCACTGGTGATCATGACCGCGCCGCCAGAAGGCCCGACTGCGGTGAAGGTCAGTGCTCCGCCAACGTTGTCGTTGGCCGTGTACGGAGTCGTATTGGCCGGCCGAGTGATGGTCGTCGCGACATCATAGGCCGCCGTCACCTGGTTGACGCTCAGCGTGCTCTGATCGGATGGCAACACGACTTTCATGGATGTCGCCATGGTGCCTTGCCCGAGAGCGGTCGGAAGCAAACCGATCAGCGAGGTGAGACGTTGCGCAATACGCTGTAGGCGACCGTTGAGGCCCGAAGTGGCCGTGTCCGATGCGGGTGCAGTCTCGTTGGTCGGACCGTTGATCACGTCATCGGTAGCGATGTTGACCGCAGGGCTTTGCGCGACCGTGCGTGCGCCGAGCTGCGCAACAGCGCGTCCGGTCATTGTGGTCAGGTTCTGCGCGATGCGCTGCAATCGGCCATTCAAGCCGCTGCTGGCGGTATCGCTTGCTGGCGCGGTTTCCGTGAGCGCTCCAAGCTTGCCCTGAACGTCATCATCGCTGGCGATCGTGACCGGAACCGAAGCCGATTTAGTACCCTGCCCAGGCGCGAGATCGGAAGCCGCTCCATCGGCGCCAAGGGCGATCTTCACGCGTTGATACAAGATGCCGCCGACATCATCGGCGGCTACAGTTGCGCCGGCTCCGGGCGTTACCGCAATATTGTCAGCCATGTCACGTTGCCTTTGTTAGAATGAGGAGGAGCCCGGTCGGTTGCCCGGCGGTGCTGGCAGTAGTCGGCCGTTTCTGGAGGATCAGATTCAGTCGCTTCTTAATGGCCTGTGCCATTTCAGGTCGCCTTTGTTAGTGCCAAGAGAAGTCCAAGCGGCTTACCCGCATGCGAGGTGCCGTTGTCATTGGATGGCGGCGTAGGCTTTTTCTTCTTCGAACTGGCGCTGAGGAGAAGAGCGGCCGACCTGGCAGCCGCCGCAGCGTCAATCTCTTCCTGCGAGGCTTGGTAGAGTCGGACGTTCCCGCTTGGCAGTTCCGCCCGCCCTGGCTCAGCGCCAGGAACTGCGGCCAGCGCAAATATGGCCCCAATGCCGAGCTTGAAAGGAAACAGCAGATCAATACCCGTCACCACCCGCCGCCCGGTCAGCACCGGCACGTCATCTATCGCCACATCAAGCGACCAGCGGCCGGATCTCAGGTTCCAGCGCAGCCGCAGCGTCACCCGACGATTGTTCAGGACCGTCGCGAACTGTTGATCGGCGCTGTCGATGATCTTGAAGGCAATCATTGTGTGATCTGATGCAGGAGAGAAGAGTCGTCGCCCGTGGACGTGTTCGACGTCGTCACGCCAGTATCGCCGCGCAGCGTGGTACCGGTCACCCGGTCAGCCGTCGCGGTATCACCGGCATTGGTGGAGTTCAGCTTCGACGAACTCGTGTTGGTCGGATCGCCGCTGCTGTCGCCAGTCGGATCGGCCGCATAGGCAGTCGAAACGATGATGATCTCCTGCAGGTCGGCGGTGCAGCGCAGCACCTGTGAGAATGTCTTGTCCCGCTCGGCGCTGAGGCTCTTGATCAGCATGTTGGTGTAGACGAAGAGACCAGACACGAAGGTAAATGGAACGCGGCTTTCCTGAATTGCCACCAATGCATTATAGACCGCCGCCGCATTGGCGCTTGCCGAATCCAGCGTGATCTTTTTCGGCAGCACAAAGGCGTGGTCGGTGATCCGCGCCCCGTTCTCGATCGGGATTTCGGTGATCTCCAGTTCCGAAGTGTGCTTCTCGCTGATAATCACGTCGAGCGGTAGCGGGCTCAGAGCTTGGGAGAAGGCGATCGCTACCATCAGAAATGCGCCCCATGCATCACGCGCGACGGCGGCGGAACGCTCTTGAGCGTGTCACCAACTGCTTTGCCAGTCGCCGTAGCTGCCGCTGCCGCTGCCTGGGCGATCTGATTGACCGTCAACGCGACGTGCGGAGTGACATTGATGCTCCGATCACTGCTATCATTGATGACCTGCTGAACGCTCGGTTTTGCATCCGCTTTCCCGGAGTTGGTCTTGAAGTTCTGCAAAGCGGCAACGATGCGCGACACGACATCGCCAGACCCGGCAAGCTTGGCATTGATGGCACCGAGCGCGTCCATGACGTTGCGGCCAGTGGCGGAAGACTGTTGTTGGGGAGTTTGCACCGGATGCATATCTATCGGAGCCGACTTGCCGCCCGACTTTTCCCACCAATTGCCGTTGTCGAGTGTACCAGCTTTGCGCGCGGCCTCGGTCTCTTTGGCTGTTTGCTGCAGTTTCCAATCCTCAATATCCTGATTTTGGAATGCTGCAGCTTCCTTTTCGCGTGTCTTCTTATCGATCTGGACCGGCTTGTTCTGCGGCCCAAGTAGCGGGTTCTCAGTGGCGAATTTGGTCTCCGGCACATTCGGGCCGGCGCCGATAAGCGCGCTGAAACGGTCCCAGACATTGCCGAGCACTACTTCGCCAAAGGCCTTTGCCAGCTTCGGGTCTGCCTTGATGGCGTCATAGAGAAGCTTGATCGAACCTGCGGCGGCGGCGGCGGATGCAGCCAACGCAAACATTCCGCCGGCAAGAGACAAGCCGCCAATGGCATTCAACGTCCCGACGCCTGCGGCGGCCTCTGCTGATCCCATCAGGCCCAAGGCTGAGGCGATGGCGCGGATACCTTTTCCGACCGTCCCAAATTTCCCACCGAAAAGCAGGAAGGCTCCTCCGGCAGCGGCAATGGGGCCGAGCACCTTTTCGATCGCGCCTGCGTCAATGCCTGATAGCTTCGAAAGCTGGTCCGCGAAGTCACCGATGACAGATTGATGGCCTTCAAGCCACGACAGGAAATCCTCTATGATGAGAAGCCCTGTGAACCGGGGGAAGGTGATTGCAGCGAGGAGCTTCAGACCATTGGCGATCCTGCTCGCCCACTCGGGATTGATCTTGGCCCATTTGCTGAGGAACTCGAAATGCCTGGTCAGCCGAGCGATCGTGTTGACCGCGCCGTCGAGGCCAGACGACATGACGTTGGATATGCGCTTGGCCCACTTGTCGAGCGTCCCGTCGGCGGCCCACTTGTTCAGCCCGTCGAGCAGCGCCGAAAGCCGGCCCTTTGCGTTCTCGAAGAAACCGGCGTCACCGATGCGCTTCTGAAAATTCGTCCAAGTGTCGGCAAGGTTCGAGACCATGCCGTTCCACGTCTTGGACTGACGCTCCATGGCATTGTTGAACGATTCGCCAAAATGCTCCTTGAGGAATTTGGAGATCTCTTCGGAGTTCTTGCCGACGACCTTGGTCAGCTTTTTGCCGTTCTTCGTCCACGAAAACGTGACCTCGTCGCCCTTTTGGCTGGACGTGATGCCGAACTCTTTCAGCCGTTCAAACTGGAACGTCGTGGCGTCGGAAAAGGCTTCAACCGCTTGGTCAAGCGTCTTGTTCATCGCCGACGCGGTATCGCCCAACGTCTTGAGCGTGCCGTCCATCGGGTCAAACCCATAGGAACGGAGCTTTATGAAGGCATCGGTGACGCCAGCGATCTCATATGGCGTGGTCTGAGCAAACTTCTGGATCCACGCCATCGAGGATTTTGCCTTGTCGGCTGAACCCTCGATCGTCTCGAGACTGGTCTGAAACCCTTCGAACTGTGCCGACGTCTTGAGCACGTCGCCCGGCAGGCTGCCGATGATGTCACCAAGCTTGACCACTGCCATGGTCGCCATGGTGCCGATGAAGGTGCCGACGGCAACCTGCATTGCATTGATGGCCGCCGCCGCGCCGCG